AATAAGCTAGCACTAGGACGCGGTGTAGATAACGAAATATTAGATCATGATCGAGAATATGGGTACAATCTATTCGAAGAATCATTATCCAAGAAAATCTCAGAAAACAGCGTCATTAAGAAAGACTATGACCGAGCTGAAATAATGTCCACTAAATTAACGATAGCCGCCTATAGGAAGACCGAAGCTAAGAAAAAGATTATCTATAGTTTTGAGAAACTCCGCAGGCTGTTATAAATAACATTAATAACTTTTTCTGGAAAGACCATGAAAACAACTGATTTTAATTTTAAAGCTACCGCTGCCCAACTTAATGAAACTATGTTCAAAAAGTTTGGCACCCGACTCAATTTTGACAAGTATACTAGAGAAGATCTGGAAAATTATAGAAATCTTCTACGTACAAAAATACATCAAGCAGAGTCAAGCACTAACTTTAATGACCTACTTACCCATGAAACATACCAAAAAGACAAGTATGTTATGACAGTATTAAACACTAAGATCAAAGAGATGCTAGGTGAAGCTAAAAAGAATTTACCGGGCAAGCAAGAAAAGATTGATGTTGACAAAGATGGTAAGATTGAAAAATCAGATCTAGCAGCACTACGCAAAAGCAAGAAAAAAGCCCAAGAAGGCATTGAGGAAACTACAATGAATAGATTAACAACAGAAGCCAAAGCTAAATTAGCTAACAAAGACTATGACGGCGATGGCAAAAAAGAAACTGCCAAATCCGAAGTATGGGGTAGCCGTGCTAAGGCTGCTGCCAAGGCCGGAAAACCATTTAAAGAAGCAATGAGCAAGAAATGCTGCTGCTCTTCTAAAGGTGAAGACAAATGCCCAGTTCACGGCCAGATGGATGAGGGTTTTGAAGACATGATGAAGGCCAACAAAGAACGTTCGGAAGCCGAAAAGAAATCTAAAGGTACAGGCAAGTTTGATGTTAAGAAAACCAGCACTGGCACACAATATACACGTAAGTCTAATACATTTACAGATGGCGGCGATGATAGCGATACTAAAGCAGCTAAAAAGAAAGCTAAAGCAGCCAGTGAAGGTATGCCAGTGAAAAAGAAAAAGATAAAAGAAAGTACATTAATCTTCCGTCGTCATGTGGCAATCGTAAATGAAAGCCTAGTACAGTTACTGAGTGAAGACGAGGAAGGTAAAGCCAAAGCTATTACCGCTGCCAGCGATATGGTAAACGATTTCACAACATGGATGCAGCGTGTTGGTCAATATCAGACTAAATCTATGATCGAACTAGCAGATACTATCCGTGCTGAGTTTGGTCAAGAAGAAAGTGATGCGTTTAAATCTGCAGTTGGACCAGCATTAACAGCTACACTAGAAGTCATGACACAGCAACGCGAAGCTATCAGTCACGCGGTAGCCGTACTAGCAGGCGAGGCCACTGACATGGCTCAAATGGGCGGAGACGACCTAAGTGGTATGGAACCAGGTGCTGATGAATTTGGCGGAGAAATGCCAGCAGGTGATGATATGAACACCGACGAGTTTGGTGCGAGCGACGCTGCTGCCGGTGGATCAGAAACTTCCGGACGCGAGCTACGTGAAGGTCGTTTCGCTAAAAGATTATCCGAATCACACAGCATCATGCGAGCCCTTAGCAGATGAGATTATTTGAAGTAGAAGATCGTTTTACCAACGATCTTATATTGATATTAAGGAACCTGGAAGGTCGTAGTGATTCTAAAAGAGAGACCCAGGCTCTTCCCTGGGCGGCGGTTAACAACATGTTGACCAAACTAGGCTACAGTGAATTAGACACGGGATCCCTAGCAAAATTAGTCAAACAAAGTCCCGCATTAAATTTAGAAATTAAAACTTTTGATGACGATACCGGTGTAGTTCTCAATACCAAGGCTGAGAAAGAAAAAGCCAAAACCCAAACGCCTACCGCTGCCGGGCCCAGTGTAGACGCGATGGCACACCAAGCTGCCAATTATAAACCTCAATTGAGCTAATCAGATTTGCTTTAATGATTCTCTAGCAGTATAATTACTGTTATGATAGAAATTACCCCGCCACCATTTGTGGAAAAAATACAATATCAAAATTGTAAACAAATAAACGATCCAATCACTCGTAAAAGAGTTTATCTTACACCCGACGGTGAAAAGACTCCCAGTGTAACTACCATCCTTAGTGCTACCAAAGATATGACCCACTTAAATGAGTGGAAGGATAGGATAGGCCACGACAAAGCTCAACAGATAACAACAGAAGCCGCAGGTGTTGGTACAGCGATGCATGGTAACTTGGAAAGATTCATAGCAGGCCTGGAAAGAAAACCAGGTAACAATCTAGTACATGTACAAGCACATAAGATGGCTGATGTCATTATCGAAAACGGTCTTAAAGATGTAGACGAAGTATGGGCCATGGAACAGAGTTTATACTTTCCGGGACTGTATTCGGGTACTACTGACCTAGTGGCAGTTTACAAAGGTAACCCCAGTGTATGTGATTATAAACAGACCAATAAGCCTAAAAAAGCCGAATGGATTGAAGATTACTACATACAGCTAGTTGCCTATATCATGGCCCATAACGAAGTATATAAAACAGACATACGTGAAGGCCATGTGTTCATGTGTAGTCGAGACCTCCAATATCAGCAATTTGACCTATTGCCCAGCGATTTTAACAAATATCAAGATCTTTGGCTTGGTAAAGTAGAAGAATATTACGCAAAAATCCGAAAGGCATAAGCATCGGCTTTGTTGATAAATACCTCATAAGAGGATATTAACATGGCTGTCATTTCAATTTCTAAGATCCAGGTTCGACGAGGCCAGGAAACCCAAACAGGATTACCACAGTTAGACAGCGGTGAATTCGGTTGGGCTTTAGATACACAAAAACTCTATATCGGTAACGGATCTACAGCTGAAGGTGCTCCTGCTGTTGGAAATACAGAAGTGATAACAGAGCACACACTATCTAATATTTTTAACATCGATACTTTGTATACTTACAAAGGTTATCTAGGAAATAGTACAGTTATCACAGGCCCTAGCAGTCAGGGCAGTACATACAGATCGGTAAGAGCTAAGATAGATGACTATGTGAGTATAAAAGATTTTGGTGTCGTGGGAAACAACACAGATAATACCACCCAGATACAGCAGGCCATAGATCAAATTTTCTTAAACTCTACAGATTATACAGATCCACAAAGCAGACGAACTTTATACTTTCCAGCAGGACAATATAAAATCAAAAGTTCTTTATTGGTTCCAAAGTATGCTAATTTAGTCGGCGACGGTCCAGATAAAACCATATTGATTATTACCACCAGCTCCTCTTCACTAATGCAGACTATAGATAGTTTTAAAGCATCTAACAATGGAAAGTTTGATCCTGCTTATACATATATCACCAGTGCTGGTCGTCCTGAAAAAATATACATCAAAGGAATTTCTTTTAGATATGATAGCGGTACCAACGCATTTTCAACCAAGCCCTTATTACAAATAGATTGTTCTTTGGACACACAGATCGATAACTGTAAATTTAGCGGGTACTATGTCGTCGGAACTACAACTGGTGACAACAGTTATACTGGTATTGAAGTACGTGGACAAGGCGCTATCACTAGTAGAAATTTATATATTGACGACTGTATCTTTGAAAATACACAAATAGGAATCAAGTCTGATTATAATGTAGAGAACGTTTTTATCAATAATAACAAATTCTATAATCTTAATAGAGGTGTTGCTTTTGGCACGGCTCTAATAGAAAATCGTGGACCTAAAAATGTTCGAATTACCAACAATGTATTTGAAAACATAGAACTACAAGGTATATATGTAGGTAAAGGTACCAGCGCTGAGCCTACTACTCATGTGTCATCTTACAACAGTTTCTATAGAGTGGGTAATGGATCAGATGTAAACGGTGCTCGAGATGACAACTATAATCAATCATCTGTGATTTATTTTGGAACAGACGGTAATGTATCTGTAGAAGACAAATTCCGTAGAACGTATTATATGAATATCAACGGCGATGATTCTTTCGTTTATCTACCCACAGTACAAGGCAACACTTATGTAAATTCTAACATGACATTTACTGCCACAGTAACTGCCACAAGTATTGCCACGGTGCTAACAAGACTGCCTTTTGCCAACAGTGATCAAACGATATTGGTCAAATATATTAGATCTAATCCTACGCTTGGTGTCAGTAGAAGAGGGGAGTTAACGATCAGCATTACTACGGCTACTACACCGAATACAGCAGTAAAGGATAATTTTTCATATATAGGCAGTACAGATGGCGGGATTGAATTTACCGCAGATGTGAACACCAATACAGTTAGATTATTATATACCAGCACAAATAATTTTGGTACACTTGAATATCAATACAGTTATCTACAGTAAATGAAATTAGACTTAGCAGAAGATAGGCTGTCTGCCTGGGCCGGGTTCAGACAGGAACTGAACTATTCAGAAACTCCTCTAGAGGATGTAGCAGAGTATTGGAGGTCTACCAAACTCACATATTTCAATCCAAAGGTCGATCCATACAACTATCCCAGTTGGCCAAATCCTTGGCAGATCATAGCAGACGATCAATATGACGATCTCACTCTGGCGCTGATTATAGGTTATACCATCAAGCTCACTGATCAATTCAAGGGAAGTCGAATTGAAATACGCAGCATGGTAGACAGCAGTCGAACAAAACTGTATAATCTAGTGTACATTGATGATCAGTACGTACTTAACTATAACCAAGGTGTAGTCTCTGCCAGAGAAATTCCAGATTCATTTTTCCTGGAAAATCTAGTTGAGCTAGCAAAGCCTAGGTAAATACCTAACCTAACGTACTATCCAAATAAAAAGAAAAAAGGTTTAAAGATGATTACAGTTGTCAAACGCAACGGTGAGCGTGTTCCATTAGATATCAGTAAAATTCAAAGACAAGTAGCCAATGCTTGCCGAGGTATAGACAACGTAAGTCCCAGCATGATCGAAATCAAAGCGCAGATCGAGCTTCATGATGGCATGACTACAGAAACTATAGATGAGCTATTGCTCAAGGCCATGGTCGATCTCATCGACGAGTCCGAGAATCCAGAAATCAATAATGTAAACTACCAAACCGTAGCTGGCCGTCAGAAAGTCAGCATGTTAAGAAAAGAAGTTTATGGGACCTATACTCCGCCCACATTGTACAGTATAGTAAAAAATAACGTTGAATCGGGAATGTATACCCGAGAATTATTAGAATGGTATACTGAAGAAGAATGGAATATTATCGACTTGTTTATCGATCACGGTAAAGATGAAAATTACACATTTGCTGCCATAGCTCAACTATCGGAAAAATATCTAGTACAGAATCGAGCAACTGGTCAAATTTTTGAAACCCCACAGATACGATATGCCATAGCCGCTGCTACAGCATTCCACAGCGAACCCAAAGACAAAAGATTAAAATATGTTAAAGAATATTACGAGTGCGCCAGTGATGGACACTTTACTCTTGCCACTCCGGTACTTGCAGGACTGGGCACTACTACTAAGCAGTTTTCTAGTTGCGTACTTATTAGTTCGGACGATACTCTGGACTCCATCTTTGCCGCTGGTGAGATGATGGCCAAGTATGCTAGCAAACGTGCTGGCATAGGATTAGAGATTGGCCGTATAAGACCCCTCGGCGCCCCTATTAGAAATGGCGAAATCAAACATACAGGTATGATTCCATTCCTGAAAAAATGGTTCGCCGATTTACGCAGTTGTTCACAAGGAGGAATTAGAAATGCAAGTTGTACTGTTACTTTCCCTATTTGGCATTATCAGTTCGAAGACCTTATCGTACTTAAGAATAACCAGGGAACTGAAGAAACACGAGTAAGACAAATGGACTATAGTGTGGTTCTTAATGCCATGTTTTGGAATCGTTACAAACGCGGTGAGATGATCACATTGTTTGATCCGCATGATGTTCCGGACCTATACGATGCCTATTATAAAGGCAGTGAAGAATTTGAAACTTTATATATCAACTATGAAAAGCATCCGACAATTAAAAAGAAACGCATATCGGCAGATGAGATATTCAAAAATGGCATTCTTAAAGAGCGTACTGATACAGGGCGCATCTATCTTGTCAATATCGACAACGTCATCAATCAGGGTCCATTTGATACAACGCTTGATCCCATTTACCAATCAAATCTATGCCAGGAAATACTTCTACCCACGCGACCTTTCCAGAGAATTGAAGATCCTGATGGGCGCATTGCTCTTTGCACTCTTGGCAGCATAAACTGGGGTGCTTTCCGTAACCCACAGGAAATGCGTAAGGCTTGTCGTGTACTAGTTCGTAGTCTCAGCAATCTCTTACAATATCAAGATTTCTTGAGCATACAAAGTAAATTGGCCAATACAGATTTTGAGCCTCTCGGTGTTGGTATTACCAACTTAGCCTACTGGCATGCCCGTAAGAGTTTCAAATACGGTGAACCAGAGGCACTGGCCGAAGTCAAGCGTTGGATGGAACACCAAGCATACTACCTGACCGAAACCAGTGTGGAATTGGCCCAAGAGCGTGGCCCATGTCTGCGTAGCGAACACACCTATTACGGTCGGGGAGTATTTCCTTGGGAACGCAGAGCCAAGGGTGTGAATGAACTAACAGACTTTACTCCCAGCATGGATTGGGAACCATTACGCGAGCGTATGAAAAAGTATGGTATCCGTAATGCTACACTCATGGCAGTGGCTCCTGTTGAATCTAGCTCAGTTGTATTAAATAGTACCAATGGTATTGAAATGCCTATGGAGTTGATCAGTGTAAAAGAATCTAAGGCTGGATCATTTGTACAGGTCGTGCCGGAATATCGACGATTGAAGAACCGTTATCAACTCATGTGGGAACAGACGGATTGCGTTGACTACTTGAAGACATCGGCAGTATTGGCGGCGTATATCGATCAAAGTCTGAGTACTAATACGTTTTATAGTCCTCGACATTTTAGAGATGGAAAAGTACCAGGAACACTGATAGCTAAGAATCTAATGTTGGCTTACAAGTGGGGACTGAAGACCATGTACTACAGCCTAATCGACAAGGTAGGTAGTAAGAATATATTAATGACACAAAGTGATAGATTAGTAGCGATGGAGCCTGTAACTATATACAGCGAAGATGAGGACTGCGAGGCCTGCAAATTATGATAACAATCGGATTAATGGGTGTTGGTAGTGATAATACATTATACACACCAAGTGGTAAAAAAATATGCCGTGTTCCTGAATGGATGGCATGGCGTATACAAAGCATCCAACATTGGATTGCGATAAGGACATGGAAATGAGCAAAGAACAATACAATTTAACAAAACAAACAAACTATCTCAAACGCAAGATGTTTCTGGATCCAGAGGGCCCGGTTACAGTACAACGGTTCGAAGAAGTTAAGTATCCACGCATAGCCAAGTTTGAAGAACTGGCCCGCGGATTCTTTTGGGTTCCGGAAGAGATCAGTTTGACCAAAGACAAGATGGATCACAAAGATGCCAGTGAAGCAGTCAAGCATATCTTCACCAGTAACTTGTTACGTCAAACAGCATTAGACAGTATCCAGGGTCGTGCTCCGGGTCAAATCTTTAGTCCCGTGATAAGCATACCGGAACTTGAAGCACTAGTAAGCAATTGGAGTTTCTTTGAAACTAATATCCATAGCAAGAGCTACAGTCATATTATCCGTAATGTCTATGGTGTACCAAAAGAAATCTTTAATACAATACATGACACGGCTGAAATCGTAGACATGGCAGCTAGTGTTGGCAAGCACTATGATAAACTACATGAATTGAATTGTTTTAAAGAAATCAATCCAAAAACAGTTAGTGAAGAAAGCCATATCAAAGCAATTTGGCTAGCGCTCAATGCCAGCTACGCATTGGAAGCATTCCGATTTATGGTTAGCTTTGCCACCAGCTTGGCCATGGTAGAGAACAAGATTTATATAGGTAATGGTAACATCATCAGTTTGATCCTACAGGATGAATTACTACACGCAGAATGGACTGCTTGGTTGATCAACAATGTGGTTAAAGATGATGAGCGGTTTGCCAAAATAGTTGAAGAATGTCGAGAAGAAGTATATGCTATGTATATGGAAGTCATAGAAGAAGAAAAGGCCTGGGCAGACTACCTGTTCAAGAAAGGTCCAGTGATTGGTCTTAATGCCGCTATCCTAAAAGACTTTGTAGATCATACGGCATTCGTCAGACTAAAAGACATTGGTATCAAGTATGCTGAAGAGCATCCTAGATCGAGTCCTATCCCATGGTTCAACAAACATGTCAACATTGGCAAGAAGCAAAGTGCCCTACAGGAAACTGAAAGCACTAACTATGTGATTGGCATTATGTCAGACAACGTCAGCTATGATGAGCTTCCTGACCTATAAAAGGATAATAAAATGCTGAATGAAAAATTAAGAGAAACTGAAGATTACCGAGTAATCACCAAGGTGATGAAAGAGTTCGACAGGATCGAAGAAAAGAATCGTTGCCTCCGTGTGCGTTTTTTAGATTGGTTGAGTTATCAATTGGCGGACTGGAGTGTGCGTGTCAAGAAAGTATCCGACGGCATTGACAGCCCATGCGTGATCAAAATCGGAGAGAAGAAATGAAAGCCATATTGTGGAGTAAGTATAACTGTCCCTACTGCGATCAAGCCAAGGCATTGCTGACCAGTAAAGGTATTACATTCGAAGAGAAGAAAATCGGTGATGGATATAGTAAAGAAGACCTGTTAGAGGAGGTGCCCAATGCCAGGACAGTACCGCAAATTTTTATCGATGAACAACTGGTAGGCGGATTCACCGAACTTAGGGAGTATTTGAAATGAGCCAATATGAATATAAAGTTGATCTCGATGATTATTGCTTTCAAATACCGGCATTAACTACAGCGCAAATTCCGCCATTATCTGCAGGTCTAGGGGCCAGCGGTAGTAATGGAACTTATAGTATCGGTGCCGTTGGTAGTACGTATAACATCGGAACCGCTGGTAATGTTTTTACTACGAACGGCACCGGCAACGCAATGTGGACAACTAGTCCCTATATAACCACCGGTATTGGTACTATAACCAACGGTAGCACACCGTCAATAAAAGTACAAGGTGATGCTGAATTCGAAGGCCGGGTTATGATAAACAAACGGGACCTTGGCGAGTTTATGGAAGCACTGAGCAAGCGTTTGGCCATACTCGTACCGGACCCAGAAAAATTAGAACACTTCAAAGCACTACAAAAAGCCTACGATCACTATAAGACTCTCGAAGCCTTATGTCAACTACCAGAAAAATCTGATGACAAGTGATGCTCAAAAATTATCGGAATTAGAACGTCAGGTCACGCAGTTAACGAAACAACTGGCTGAATTAAATCAGCGAGTTCGTTTTTTAGAAAGAGAAAATAATCGCACTAAAAGCGACCTAAACACATTAAGTAACAGAAAAGGATAATATGCTATTACAGAAACCTATCACCTCAGGCACAGTGGTTAGCCTAAAACTAGTCAACGGTGACGAGATCATCGCTCGCTATGATGGTGAAGATGTAGATACAATTAAAATCAATCGCCCCTTGGCATTGACCATGGGTGCCCAGGGTCTAGGAATGATTCCCTGGTTATTCCTAGGTGAAACAGAAACATTCAATCTCAAAAGAGAACATGTTTTTGTCATAGTCACTAGCAAGAAAGATGCTGCTGATCAATATACCCAGGGAACCACAGGTATAGCACTAAGCTAAAAGGAAAAATCATGCCGTTAACCCCAGACGATTTAGTAAAAGTAGACCAGATCAGTTTAAAGCGGAGTCTGCTACTATTCTCAACTTGGCTTAGAGATCACAAATATACTACGTCTGCCAGTGTAGAGATTGAAGGGCAGAAAGGTTCGAGAGAAGCAAGTGGACTAGAACTAATGTTTCAGGCTCTTACTGCCGGAGTGACATACGCTGCTGGGTCTTTAGTTGATGCTGTAAAAGAATATAACAAATCGGGACTATTGCCCGGGGATACATTTAAAACAGAGTACGTTCCGACAGTTGATCCAGAGACTGGTGCGGATACTTTCGTTCAAAAGCAAGTTTTAGTACCCGGAACACTACGGTCGTTATATGAAAGTATAGGCAGCTCAATTAGTTCAGCCACGGCCAATTTCTCAGCGAATACCAGCCCAGATATAATAGCGGCAACCAATGACAATGGAATAAGCGTAAACCCAAAACTCCCGGCTATCACTGAGGCTAATGTGACGTTGAATACTGCTGCGGTAACAAATATTAAAGCAGACGTGGGTGGAGTGTGGAAAGCGGCAGTGGACAAATACAACGTCTTTACCGATGCCCTAAGTGGAGTCACTGTAGGCACCAATGGATATACACTAGGCGATGCTTTCAACGCTGCCAAAGGATATGCCACTGATCCAAATAATCCTTTTAATTCAGCAGTAGCAAAAATAACAGGCATAAAGCAGTTTACACCATATGATTTTGCTGGAAGTTTAATCAAGACAGAACTTATGGATACATTTAATGCCGATGTCAAGGCCTATACCGATGCTCTCGCTAACCCTGCGATTACAGCACCACAACTGGCTATCCTAGAAGCAAAAGTAGACAAGTCTTCTCAAGCACTCAGCGATCAAGTAGATCAAGACAATGCTAACTATCTACAACATCTAGCACAGCAAAACGCTATAGATAATATCGCCAAAAGCGCCACTCGGTATAATGACGCACCTGATGAATATAAAGATCTCTATGCGTCAACTTTAAGCAATCCCGGAACTGCTACAGGTCTTAGTGACAACATAAACCTAGGCAAACAATTACAAAACGATGCTACACAGATAACATAATATTAAATACTATGCTTTCGCAGGGGCAAGTTCGCGTAGCGGATAGCAGTGGGTGTGATACCCACAAGCTCGGCAGAGGCACCACACGCCCTGGGAAGTCTGTCACTTACAAAAATGAATATCATACAAGACATCGATTCTATCTTACTGGACCTAACGCCAATACAAATTGAGATAATCAATAGGGCCAGGGAAGAAATCGTTAGATTAAGATATTTAGAAATTGAATTAATATACTTAAAAGAAGAAGTAAAAGAGTTAGAAGAACTAGTAGAAATTTTAAAACCAGTTTCTTCCTCACCGGATGACGGTTTAGTCCAAATATAGTTTGGATGTAGGTAAGGGCACCGCTGTCGAGAAACGTCCTAAACAGATCCGGTGGGGTTGACAACCGTTCCAAATAAATATATACTGTAAGTTATTGCTGTATGAAGCAAAGAGAAAAGTGTTCTGGACGGGGGTGCGAATCCCCCCAGGTCCACCATAAGGAAGTTTGTGAAAAGTAAAAGTAAGTTCAGTCGTTATAATCTTAAAGGCAACATTATGTGGTGCCT